GAAGAAGCTGTAACTGGTACTGGTGAATTTTCAAGTGCCGATGCAGTATTAGACTTCACCGAAAAGAACCCATTTGGTGAACCATCGGAGACAATATAAAATGTTAGGACATTATTTTTACAATGAAAGCTTACGAAAAACTATCATAGCGTTTGGTAGTTTGTTTAATGATATTATTATTACTAGAAAGAATAGCACTGGTACAGATGCACAATCTATGAAAGTTCCTTTGGCTTATGGACCTAAACAGAAGTTTATAGTTCGATTAGAAGCTGATCCTGGTCTTACACAAAAGGTGGCTATGACTCTACCTCGTATGGGTTTTGAAATTCAATCTTTCGATTATGATCCTACAAGAAAATTAAATAGAATTATTAGACAGAAAAAATTATCGAATACTGCTGATAAAAAATTGAAACAAATGCAGACACAGTATACCCCCGTTCCTTACAATATGAATTTTGAGTTGTTTGTTATGACTAAAAATAGTGATGATGGTATACAGATAATAGAACAGATATTACCATACTTTCAACCAGAATATACTGTATCAATTAAAGAAGTTCCTGAAATGGATATCGTTAGAGATGTTCCTGTAATATTAAATAGTATTGCATACGAAGATACCTATGAGGGTGATTTTACTACAAGACGAGCTATCATTTACACATTAGGATTTACAGCAAAATCATATGTATACGGTCCTGTTACAACTGCGAAACCGATTACAAAAGTACAGGCAGATACATACAGTGACTTACAAGATCAGGCGCCGGAACGAGTGCAGAGATTTACAACTCAGGCTGTTGTTGATGAGACTGCGGGAGATGATAATTTCGGATTTAACGAAACAACTAGTGAGTGGACATAATGACAAGTGTAGATAATGCGATCAGTGATGCCTTAGGTTTAACAAAAAATATCAAAGAACAAATATTAGATCCCAAACCCCTAACACCCCGTCCAGAACAGGCTATACTGGTCGCTGAGGGACAGTCAGAAGATATCGACTCAGACTATAGGTACAGCCGAGAAAACTTCTACAACCTAATAGAGAGAGGCCAGGACGCTATTACAGGTATCTTGGACCTAGCAAAAGAACAAGAGCATCCTAGAACATACGAAGTCGCTGGTCAGTTGATTAAGACGGTATCTGAAGTTACAGAAAGGCTTGCCGACTTACAAGAAAAGATGCAGCGACTTAAAGAAGTTCCTGATAAGGGACCTAAAAATGTTACCAATGCTTTGTTTATTGGTAGTACAAAAGAACTTCAAGCGCTACTAAAGAATAACCCAGATGACGATTGAAACTTATAAGGGTAATCCTAATCTAAAATCAGCACAGGTTCGACAAGAATATACTCAAGAACAGATTACAGAGTTTATTAAGTGTAGTCAAAATCCTATTCACTTTATTGAAAAATATGTAAATATTGTTAGTATTGATGAGGGCCTAGTACCCTTTAATATGTACTCATTTCAGAAAGAAATTGTTAGTACATTTCACGAAAATAGATTTACTATTTGTAAACTCCCGAGACAATCTGGTAAGTCTACAGTGGTCTTATCGTATCTGATTCATTATATCATATTTAATGAGAATGTTAATGTAGCTGTATTGGCCAACAAAGCTTCAACTGCTAGAGATTTGTTATCTAGACTACAACTTGCATATGAACACTTGCCCGGATGGATGCAGATGGGTGTTATGAATTGGAACAAAGGTTCTTTGGAGTTGGAAAATGGATCCAAAATACTAGCTGCATCAACTTCTGCTTCTGCTGTTCGTGGTGGTTCTTATAACATCATATTCCTTGATGAGTTTGCTTTTATTCCCAGCAACATTGCAGAGCAGTTCTTTAGTTCAGTTTACCCAACGATCACTTCAGGACAATCTTCAAAGGTAATGATAGTATCAACTCCACACGGTATGAATATGTACTATAAGATGTGGACAGATGCTGTTAATAAGAAATCAGAATTTGTACCTATAGAAGTACATTGGTCAGAGGTGCCTGGTAGAGATGAGGAATGGAAAGAACAGACGATAAAAAATACAAGTGAGCAACAATTCTTACAAGAGTTTGAATGTTCGTTCCTTGGAAGTGTTGATACTCTTATAAACCCGGCTAAGATACAGACCATAGCACATATGGATCCTATAGAGCGTAGTGCTGGTTTTGATGTATGGCAAAGACCAGAAAAAGATCATCAATATTGTATGACTGTCGATGTGGCGAGGGGTGGTGCAAATGACTATAGCGCATTTGTTGTGATTGATATTACAAAGATGCCTTATAGAATAGTTGCGAAATATAGAAACAATGAAATCAAACCTCTTATATTTCCAGATATTATTTACAGAACTGCAAAATCTTATAATGATTCTCAAGTACTAGTAGAGATTAATGATATAGGTGGTCAGATTGCAGACGCACTACACCACGATATGGCTTATGAGAATATTATAATGACTCAACTGCGTGGGCGATTGGGTCAAGTTGTTGGTGGTGGGTTTGGTGATGGTCAAACTGATTTGGGTGTAAGAACTACAAAATCTCTAAAAAGAATTGGGTGTTCTAATCTAAAACAATTAATTGAAGGTGATAAGTTAATAATACCTGATTTTGATATTGTTGTTGAACTATCTACCTTTATACAGAAAGGTGCATCTTTTGAGGCTGAGGAAGGTTCTACTGATGATTTGGTGATGTGTCTAGTATTCTTTTCGTGGTTGACAGATCAACAATACTTTAAGGATTTGACTGATGAAGATATCCGTAAACGACTTTACGATAGTCAGAGAGAATCAATTGAAGCTGATATGGCACCGTTTGGTTTTATTGATGATGGTGTTCATTATGGAGAAAATATAGTTCCGTTTGTGGATGAAGATGGTGATTATTGGAGGCCTGTTGAAAATTATCCAGATTTCTTTAATAAGGAGACACATTAAAGAATAAATGAAGCAAGACCATTATCAATCTTACTCACACAATTGTGGCACACGGCCGTGGATTCTTCTATTAACTGTTCTGCTTGTTTTCTTTCTTCTGTTTTAGCACTATTGCGGTAGACTAAGTTTCTTATTTTTTTATGATGAGGATACCATTCAAGGCATACTAGTTCTGCCTCACCACACGGACACTGATAGTCTCTAAAACTGTTTATCAACCACGTTACTCTACTTTTCCGATACACTTGTATCACCTCCATTCTATATTATTTATTATTTAGTGATACAGGTGTGTCTCTAAAGAACTGGTATTTTATAAATAACTTATATACAAATTGACTAATAATTTTGTAATATATACAACAATTAAGGAGAAATAGAAAATGAGTGATCTAGTTTCGCCTGGTGTTGCTGTACGAGAGATTGATCTAACTACTACAGTTAGAAATGAGCCCACTAGTATTGGTGGTGTCGCTATTCTTGCTCAGAAAGGACCGATTGACGAAGTAGTAACAATCGAAAGTGAAGAGCAACTTGCCAATATTTTTGGTAAGCCGAATGCGACGAACCATCAGTATTGGTTTAGTGCTGCATCTTTCTTGATGTATAGTAACACATTAAAGGTAGCTAGGATTGAAACTACAGGCGCATTGAATGCTTGTCAAAGTGGTACAGCAATCCTAATTAAAAATAATAATCACTATGAATTTGGTGATGGTACAACTGGTCCGTTTACTGACGGGTCGGCTGCCGTAGGCATAGTATCGGCTCGGTCTGCGGGCGCATGGGGCAATGATCTTAAAGTAGAATATTGCAACACTGCAGCTGGTTATTCCGAAGCTGCAAAAACAACAACATCAGGTACTGTCGCTATAAATGTTGCGATTGTTCCTTTAACAGCAGCAACAGACTTTAATGTAGGTGATATTATTTACTTGCAAGAAGCTGATGGACAAAAATATCGTATTACTGGCATTGCTGGTTTAAATGCAACAGTTGTAAGATATCCGAAAACAACTGCGGTTGGTATGGCTTCTGCCATTGCTACGGCTGTGAATGTAGATAGAGAGTGGCGTTATGCTGATCAGTTTGATAAAGCTCCAGGAACATCACAGTTTGCTACAGATCGTGGCGGTGTTGATGATGAACTTCATATCATTGTTATTGATGAAGACTCTGGTATTACCGGTGTTGAAGGTGAGATTCTTGAGAAGTATGATTCTGTATCTAAGGCTTCTGATGCTCTTACTGATAATGGTAATGATAACTACTATGCAGATGTTTTATTTGCACAGTCAAGTTATGTTTATTGGATGGATCATCCGCTTGGTGCAACTAACTGGGGTTCAGCTGCAAAGGGTATTACATTTACAGCGCCGGCTGGTCTAGCGGTTGAAAGTGCTTCTTTGGGAGCAGCTACCGCTCAGGAAGGCGTAGGTGGTGCAACTGCGGCAACTGAAGGACAGAGACAAACTGCTTATACAGATGCTTTTGGTGATCCTGATACTGAAGATGTTAATATGGTAATCGCTGGTCCTGCTTCTATAGATGACGCCGGTGCCACAACTCATGGTGTGTTTATGACAGACCTAGTTGAGAAAAGAAAAGATTGTGTTGCTACTATTTCACCTGATCGTAGTGATGTTGTGTATGTTGTTAATAGTTATACACAAACCACTAATGTCAAAGGTTACTTTGATGCGTTGGGTAGTAGCTCATACACAGTTTATGATTCTGGTTATACAAAGATGTATGATCGCTACAATGATGTTTATCGGTATGTTCCGCTTAATGGTCATGTTGCTGGTTGTATGGCTCGTACAGATACAACTAATGATCCTTGGTGGTCACCGGCTGGTACGGTCCGCGGACAGATTCGTGGTTCGGTAGGGCTTGCTTTTAATCCTTCACAGACAGAACGTGATACTTTGTATCGTGCTCGCATCAACCCAGTTGTTGCGTTCCCGGGCGAAGGTACTATGTTGTTTGGTGATAAGACAGGGCTTGCTCGTAACAGCGCTTTCAGTCGAATTAATGTTCGACGACTATTCCTCACTGTTGAGGAGGCCATAAAGTTGGCTGCTCGTTCAGTACTCTTTGAGTTCAACGATCAGTTTACAAGAGACAACTTTAAGGCGATGGTAGATCCTTACTTGCGTGATGTACAGGCGAGACGAGGTATTACTGATTTCCTAACTGTGTGTGATGAATCAAACAACACAGCCCAGGTTATTGATAATAACGAGTTCCGTGCTGATTTTTACATCAAACCAGCTAGATCTATCAACTTCATCACACTGACATTCATTGCAACACGATCTGGTGTTGATTTCAGTGAAGTAGTCGGCAGAACCGGTTAAGGGGGGAATGACAAATGCCTAATATTAATACATTCGTACAGAACCTCAAAGGTGGTGGTGCTCGTGCTAACCAATTCCAAGTTCAACTTACAGCTACACCACCCGGTGTATCTTTGGGTGAGGAATTTACATTTCTGTGTCGTTCAGCTCAAATTCCTGCACAGACTATTGGTGAGGTAGCAATACCTTATCGTGGTCGGCAAGTATTTGTTGCTGGTGATCGTACATTCGATGCATGGACAACTACAGTGTTTAGTGATGCCGCTTGGGAGATTCGTGGTGCGTTAGAACAATGGTCAAATACGATGCAAAATATGGGTGAATACTCATATGGTGCTCTTGACCCGTCAGCCTATTATGGTCAGGCGAAAGTTACGCAGATGAATCGAAACGATACGGTTATTAACACATACACTCTTTATCAAATGTGGCCACAGACGATTGATCCTATTGATCTTGCTTATGATACCAATGACGCAGTAATGGAATTTGGTGTTACATGGCGATATAATTATATGCATTCGGATGCTGGTGGTGGTTCGGTTGGTGGTGTACGCCTCACAGTTGATATCGGAGGGACGTAAGAGGTTAAAGTCCTAAAATAGTTCTGCTCTAGTTTGTATAAATAGTTGTATGGCAGAATTATTTGGATATGAGTTTAAGAAGAAAGAGGCGGCAAAGGCGAAATCCTTTGTCGCCCCTTCTGACGAAGAGGGCACACTGGATATTGCTGGTGGTGCCGGGTTCTTTAGTCAATATGTAAACCTTGATAAGGTTGCAAAAAATGACTGGGATCTGATTCGTAAATATCGCACAACATCGGAAGCTCCGGAGTGCGATCAAGCAATAGAAGATATTATCAACGAGGCCATCACGGCCGATGAAACAGACATTTCTGTAAAGCTAGACCTTGATCTAGTACCAATGTCTGAATCTATCAAGAAAAAAATGATTGTAGAATTCACTGAGATTCTACGTCTTTTAGATTGGAAATATAGAGGGCATGATATATTTCGTCGTTGGTATGTTGACGGCCGCATTTTCTATCACAAATTAGTTGATCAAAAACAAGCTAGAAAAGGTATTGCTGAAGTTCGCTATATTGATCCTAAATTTATTAAGAAAGTTCGCATTATAGAAAAAGGAAAAGAAGCTAATAAAGAAAATAATAATGAGATAGATTTAGTACAAAAGACACAAGAATTTTACATCTTTAATGATGCTGGTGTTTATCCAGGCATGACAAGCTTCACTGGTCCTAGTGTTAAAAACGCACAAGGATTAAAAATTTCACCAGACTCTATTGCTTATATAACATCAGGAATTTATAACCCAACAACTAAACAGGTTTATGGTTTCCTTCAAAAGGCTATCAAACCTACCAACCAACTCCGTATGATGGAAGATGCGTTGGTTATCTATCGTATCAGTCGGGCGCCTGAACGCAGAATCTTTTATATTGATGTGGGCAATCTACCCAAACCTAAGGCAGAAGCTTATCTCAAAGATGTGATGAGTCGCTATCGTAATAAGGTTGTGTATGATGGTTCTACAGGTGAAGTCAAAGATGACCGAAATCAAATGTCAATGTTGGAAGATTTCTGGTTGCCACGTAGAGAAGGTGGTAGAGGTACAGAGATTACAACATTGCCTGGTGGTCAAAATCTAGGTGAGATGCAAGATGTAACTTACTTCCAAGAAAAACTTTACAAGTCGCTGAACATTCCAGCTTCACGTTTGATGACAGACTCTGGCTTTAATATGGGGCGATCATCAGAAATTACACGGGATGAGATTAAGTTTACAAAATTTATTCAACGACTACGAAAGAGATTTTCGGGTCTTTTTGCTGATCTTTTAAAAACACAATTACTATTGAAGGGTATTCTTACTATAGATGACTGGGAAGATATTAGGGAGTCTATTATATACGATTTCAATGACGATAATCACTTCTTTGAAATGAAAGAAAGTGAGTTATTGAAAGATAGAGTAGAACAATTAGCTGGTGTCTCTGATTATATTGGTACATATTTTTCAATAGAATGGATACGAAAGAACGTATTGCAACAGACCAAATTGGAAATGGAAGCTATTGATCGACAGATTGATGATGAAAGAAAAGATGGTAAGATTGATCCTATTGCCGGTAGAGATATGGGTGGTCCTGAAGGTGGATTTGGTGATCCTTCTAGGGGTGTCGAACAAGAACCTGCATATGCTGACGATCAAGACGATCAAGACGATCAAGAACCAGAAGATGCTGATGATGAAGATGAGTTGGAAAACAAAAACTTATAAATATAAGAAAATGAGGAATTAATATTATGGCTAATAGTACAACAGCAGTAAGAGATGTAGTAGATGCTGTTACATCGGGTGATTTAAATACCGCTAATGCGGCATTCAATACAGTCTTACAGCAGAAAAGAGAAGATGCTTGGATTAATACCAAACACGAATTTGCACGAACTGCTTTTGATGCTACACCACCTGAGGCTACAGCAGGCATTGATACCGGAATCACAGGAGACCCGGCAGAGGTTCCTTCAGAGGAAGAATAAATGAAACTAATATCAGAACACGTTGACCATATTGACTACATAGTTGAAGCTGAAGAAGGTGGTAAGAAGAACTATCGTATCAAAGGTGTGTTCATGCAGTCAGAAATAAAGAACCGCAATGGACGAATGTATCCGCACCACGTTTTAGAAAAAGAAGTAAGACGATATAACAAAGAATATGTCAATCAAAAACGTGCATTTGGTGAACTGGGACATCCAGATGGCCCTACCGTAAATCTAGAACGTGTATCACATATGATTACAAAGTTGCATCCCGATGGTAAGAATTTTATTGGTGAGGCAAAGATCATGGATACTCCCTATGGTAAAATTGTAAAGAATCTTATAGACGAAGGTGCCAAGCTTGGAGTTTCGTCCCGAGGTATGGGTTCATTAGAACCTAGAGGAAAAATGCAGGTTGTCAAGGATGATTTTTATCTTGCCACTGCGGCCGATATTGTTGCAGATCCTTCTGCGCCTAATGCTTTCGTAGAGGGTATTATGGAAGGTAAAGAGTGGATATGGGATAACGGCATAATTAAAGAGATGGATATAGAAGAATATAAGAACCAGTTAGATAAAAACTATAAATTTGCGCAGGCGAGAGAAGAAAAGAACGCTGAGATATTTGCAGATTTTATGTCTAAAATCTAAATATTATAAATAACTTATATACTTTATAAATAACAAGGGAGTTATCCAAAGATGACAGATATCAACGCAGAACTAGAGGCCATTGCTGATGAAGTATTCACAGACGATGCGCAGCTAGATGAAGTGGCCGCAGATGCCCCGATGAAAGGTGCCTCAGCCCCTATGCCTTCCGAAAGGCTACCGGGTGAAGTGCAAGACATGGGTCCTGCTGTTGTTTCTCCTGACGCTAAAACTGATCCTGGTGTTGCTGCAGAGAAGAAAGCTAAAAAGGCCAAGAAACCTGGCCGTGATGGTAAAGGTCTTCCCTCTGCTGCCTCTCCGAAAGCTGAAGGTGACGGTAATGGACCTATGAAGTCGAATGAAGAAGTTGAAGAAGATGAGACTTTAGAGGCTATTGCCGAAGTGCCTGAGACTACGGAAGAATCAACTACGGTGGAAGATGAGACAATAGAAGAGCGAGTTTCTGCTATGGATCTCTCGGATGATGTGAATGCCCTGACTGAAGGTGGTGAACTTTCAGAGGAGTTTAAGAAGAAGGCTGCTACAATTTTTGAAGCAGCTGTTCGTGCGAAGCTTCGTTCAGAGTTAGAACATTTAGACGAGACATACACAGCAAAGTTCGATTCTGAAATTGAAGAAGCAAAGAATGATATGGCTGAGAAAGTCGATGACTATCTCAACTATGTTATAGAAGAATGGATGATGAAAAATGAAGTTCCCGTTGCTCATAGAATGAAAGCGGAAATTGCAGAAGGATTCATCACAGGTCTTAAAACTTTATTTGAAGATCACAATATTGCTGTTCCTGATGAGCAGTTTGACATGCTTGATGCCGCGGCCGAAAAGGTTGATGATCTTGAGAGTAAGTTGAACGAATCGTTAGAGAAGAATATTGAACTTTCTAAAGATAATGATGAACTGAAAAGACATGAAATTCTTTTAGACGTGGCTTCGGATCTCGCAGATACCGAAGTAGAGAAGTTTGCAGGTCTTGCAGAAAATATTAACTATGAGAACGAGACTGATTTTCGTGAGAAAGTCGAAACGATCAAAGAGTCATATTTTCCAAAAGCTCAAACAAGTAACAATGATGACACAGCAGCACCTGTAAATGAGGGTGGCACACCGACTCTAGAAGAAGGTGACGTTCCCCAAACGATGGCTGCTTATATGTCTGCTATTTCACGGAATCATATCCGCGAAATGCAAGGCTAAATAAGTTTACACAACAAAAATAGGGAGAAAATAAAAATGTTTCAAACGGAACACCTACAGGAAAAGTGG